CTGTTGCCTTTATGGCATGACTGAAGTTAGGGTGACCTCCAATTAATTGTGGTTCTGTTACCCCATTTAACTCCCAATAAACATCATTCCAATCACACACATCACCGGCTTCAGGATAGAAATCCAAACTACCACTAGCTAAATTATTTCTCTGAAACATTAAATCTATAGTCGAGTTATTATCTGGACCAATTTCATTAAATTGTTCGACTTCAGGTGCATTGAATCTAACTAAACAATTAACCCTAAATCCAACATTAAAATACTTTGTAGTGCTTTCACCATAAATGTTATCTTTAGTATGTGTGGTATTGACTTTATAAATATCAACTGACTGTCCAACTATCTCATCAATCAACTCCTCATTTAAGTGGTCAATTAAATTTATTTCTTTCTCTGTGATAAAAAATGGTGTTGTAGCTGACATTTAATTATCCTATGTAAATTAACAATGGAGCTTTATTCAATACTTCCTGTTGAGCATTTGCCTCTTCGGCTTCAGCTTTTAATTTTTCAGTCAAAGAGACTGTTTCTAAAAATTCTTTTAACTCCTCTAATAATTGTGTCTTTTCTTCCCTACCCTCTGCTTTCAAAGCATCACCATCAAGTGTTACCTCAGCATCTGGTATAGGTAAAGCACTATACTTACTTCGTATGATACCAAGTAATTCCTTTGATAAAGCGGAAGTGAATTTTCTTATCCATTGTCTACCTGGTTGATTTATTGAACTATAAGTAATAAATTTATACGGAACATTAGATGGATCACTTACTCCACCTTGCATTGAACCACTTACATTATTAGTATTTTTAACATCATCCTTTACGTAATATTCAAACCATATTTTTTCACCATTATCGTCATCAGCTGGATTTGGAAATATTCTTAACTTATTATTATGAATTTCAAATGAATAGGCACTTTTTCTAATTAAATCCGATGTTTCAATTTGATTAGCTCTGACTAAATCATAACTAATTGGGTGTAACATAAATGATACTGCTGGTGATACATTACCGAATCCAAAATTATCTAACATTTGTCGTTGGTCAAATGAACCAGCATAAGGATCGTAAAATCTTGTTATTGCTGATGATGCGTGATTATAGACCGATTGAACTTCAATTCTTCTTCCACTTTCACTAACTTCAGCCCATACACTTTGTAAATCATAATCTTGAGTAGAACCACTTAAAATAATATATCCTTTTTTTAAATCTACATTACCACCCATATTGACCATAGTGCCATATTTTTCTGATAACTGAACGGATGGACCATTTGTTGGAGTTACAGGATTAGATACGCCAGTACTTAATGAACCTGATATTCTTGACTTCTCACCATATTGTTCCCACATCCAATTCTTAATATTGTAATTATTAATATGTTGAGAATACTCATTTATTGATTCTTCAAAACAAGCATAAATTGAACCACTTGGTATTTCTAATTGTAATACTGGGTATCCTAATCGCTTAGCAACCCATTTAGTTACTGAAACGATATCAGATTGAAATGTGGAATCACCTTCATAAGTTCCATAAGGTGTTTGACCTGAACCCGAGGTAAAGGTTGATGGGTCAACATAAGCATAATTTAATTTTGGCATCTATAGTTCTCCTTAACTATAAATATATAACTTATAAAAACAAAAAAGGGAAAGAATTGAATCTTCCGTATTTAATGTTTTCGTAAATTATCTTCCCATTTCATAATCTGTAAATTAGTAATGTTTGCTATTTCTTCGGCTGGTATCATATCTTTCCAACCCTTATTTATAGAAATTATATGGTCTATTTGGTAAGCCCCTTCAACTCCCATTCTTCCCCTATTTTCTTCTAATTTTGAATAGTTTGGTAGGGTGTGTAGTGGTTGTTTTCTGGTTAAGTTGTGAACTTCGTTTATGTAGGACTTTTTCATTGGATATTTCTGTTTGTATTCTTCCCATGAAGTAAAACCCGCTTTGGTTGCTCGCATTTTCTTTATTTGTTTATCTGTCAATCCTATAGCTACACCTCGTGGTTGTTTAGTTGTGCTACATTTTTCACACATCGATTTATTCTGTTTGGCAACATTCATACCATATTTCGATGCAAAACATCTAACCACCCCACAATCTGGACATTCTAATTTCCATTGGGACTCTGTGTATTTAGTATTTCGATTTGCTGGATAATTTGGATTTTTACGTCCTGTGAAATGTTCACTTAATTTTACCTTTTGACATTCTACACACATAGAGTCATTAGCCTTTGCGTTATACCAACTTCTTTTGTTTTCATAACTTACTTCACCACTACATATTGGACATTCTCTATACCACATTTTGTCATTACTCCCTTTCGTATAATAATAAGTATCAAGAAAATATGTTTCCAATCAAGTTATTTTTGGGCATAAAAAAAGGGGACAGAAATGAATCTGCCCCCTCTCTATATGATCGGTTTATCCTAAACTAACTTAAATTAAATCCAAAGATTTAACTTTAATATTAGCATAGAACTCAGGTCTAATCATTTTCTTAGCGTAACGCGTCATTACCCCTTTCCTCGGAGTAAAATCACTTGGATCATAAACCAACGGAGTTGTAATTAACGGAACGTAAGGGCTATATACAGCACCAGTTTCTAAGAAGTTTGAACCACGGAATCCAACAAGGATGTTGTTTTCAGTCATGTACGGGTTTTTATAAACCGTAAAACGACCAGCAACTTGTCCTACTTTGGAAACACCCATAGCAAATTGAGTAGCACTCGCATCGCCATCACCAGGAGCACTATTGTACCCAGGTAATGATTCAAGGATAGTAGCAACTTTCGGTGAACAAACAACGAAATTAGCACCACCACGTAGTGTCAAACGATGAATTTCATTTGATACTTTTTGAATCTTAGCAACAAGAGTTTGATACCACTCGAAACGAGTTCCGTAGAATGTATTAGTATCAAATGAACTAGTACCGGAATCATAATCCTCACCTGCTTTAGCAGACCAGTAATCAGTTGTTTGGGCATCACTAACTAACATATCAAGGATTTCCAAATCGATTTCCATCGAAATGTAATCACTCAACATACTTGTTAATTCAGCTTCAGCATCAACACTATGATAAGCATTAAGATCTTGAGCAAGCTCAGGAGACCATACGGCTTTCAATTTACGTGTCTTAGCAACAATCGGTAAAGACCTAAGTTCCAAATTGACTTCAGGAATACCTAATGTATCAGCAGTCGCATCACCAGTTCTATCTTCAAAGTCACCTCTGTTAGTAGCATTAGGTTCTTGTGAATAACTAACTATATAGGAACCAGATGCTGCGGCTGCATTGGATGCAGAAACAATTAATGTCATTGTACCGCCTGAAATTGAACTAAATTGTGGTAACAATGAACCAGATGCATCTGTGCTAGCTGCAATTGACCATGCTCGTATCGCCTTATTATCAGGTCTAGTCATAGTTGGCGCAAGCGTTATCTTAAAAAGCTCACCAGCAGAACTAGCAGACAATTCTGAATTAAAGTCGATTTCTGCAAAAGTAGGTACAGTTGCAGTACTAGCAGCTGCTGAAGCAGTTGCTAAATTCTGGGAATAGCCATAACGACCAACACCATAAAATCCACTATCTTCACCGTAAGGACCTGTAGATCCAGATGGTGAGTTAGGACCAGTGTTACCACCTAGGGATTGCCCGGATGTCATTTTACCAGCACTTGTACCATACTTGAAATCAAGATAGAATACAAGACCGGAAGGTAAATTCATTGGTTGAACAGAAACTAATTCCTGTGCAACAATGTTACCAAATACTCTTCGTACCAAAGGTAGAGCAACACCTGACCATTCTTCATCACCTACACCAGCACCAGCTGATGGGGATGTAGCAGAATTCTCAGAAATTAATTGACGAGCCTGGTTTTCAAGCAATACAGCCATACCAGATTTTTGCCAATCGTTATCCATGCCTTCTAAAAGGCCAGATTTACTCCATTTTGTTACGAGTTTTTGTGATTCTTCTTTCTGCTTCCTCATAGGGGAAGGGTCGAGAAGTGTGTTTATATCACTCATTTTCGTTCTCCAAAATTAATTGTGATTAATCATTTAAGATGCCAGCAAGTTTCTTGAAACGGTCTGCGACTTGATTCTCTTCCGAGATAATCTTTGTCTTTGGTGCAGTTGTTCCAGCTTTTTTACTAGCAAATTCCTTAATTTCATTCTTTTTAACTGAACCGGTGTCACTATAAGATTCTGCCAAAGTAGAATAAACCAATTTGATTTCACGAGTTGTTTGAGCTCTATCAAAGGTCTCAACAATCTTCATCTTTTGGTTATTACTTAGGGCAAATTCTTTAAACAAACGATTTGTGTATAAAAGTTTTGCGTTAAGGATGTTAACTTCATGAAGCTTATCACGTAAAT